TCGCCATTTACCACGCGCCAAGAAGCTATGGAAGTACCAGCCCTAGCCCGCGCCCGGTCTATAATCTGCGGTACAGCTGCAAGCCTGCCATTACACGCTTATAACAAAACTACTAACGCCGAAATTTACGGGCGCACAATTTTAGAACAGCCAGACCCAGCGCTACCTACAGCCGTAACAATGAGTAATACCTTTGACGATTTGGTATTTTACGACGTTGCTTACTGGCAGGTATTAAGCGTTTCGCCAGATGACGGGCGACCAGTAAACGCCAGGCGAATAGACCCGCAACGCGTTACCTATAACACCGAGGGATTAAGCGGTATTGTCATTGACGGTTTTTGGGTAGACGGCGTACAAGTACCTATGCAGGGCGTAGGCTCACTAATTGTTTTTTACGGTCTAGGTACTGGCGGTATTTTAAGCCGTGCCGGACGCACCATTAAGACAGCCCTAGATTTAGAAAAGGCTGTAAGCCGTATGGCAGAAGAGCCAGCCCCAGCCATGTACATTAAAAACAGCGGCGTAGACTTGCCAGCTGCTCAAGTGTCTAGCCTGCTAGCAAACTGGAAAGCCGCACGTATGCAGCGATCAACGGCCTACCTAAGCGGTAATTTAGAAGTACAGGCTTTCGGCTTTGACGCTACCCAAATGGAACTAAGCCAGAACCGAATGAACACCGCTACCGAAATAGCGCGGCTAATGAATATCCCAGCCTGGTACTTGAACGCCGAAAGTACATCTAGCACATACAGCAACACGCTACAAGAACGCCGCAGCCTTATAGACCTGTCGCTAATGCCGTACTTAATCGCCGTAGAACAGCGCCTAAGCATGGACGATATAACCCCAAGTACCCAGCGCGTACGCTTTGAGGTCGAAGAATACCTACGCGGTACACCTATGGAACGTATAGAAGTTACTGGCAAAATGCTAGAGCTTGGACTAATAGATATAAACGAAGCCCGCGCTATGGAAGACCTAGCCCCTAGAGGAAGCGAAACTAATGCTAATTAACTTTGACGGCAAGATACTAGCCGCAGATATACCGAACAGAACTATAACTGGAATGGTAGTACCCTTTGGGGTTTCTGGCCGAACAAGTGCGGGCGAAGTGGTATTTGAGTTTGGAAGTTTCCAGCAATTCAAGGCAGAGGAAATTATCCTTAATAAAGAACACAGCCGAACAGACCCCCTAGGCCGTGGCGTCCAGGGCAGCGAACAGATTACGCCAGCGGGTATTTCAATGGCTTTCAAGATAGCGCCAACTACTGCAGGTACAGACGCACTAATCGAAGCCGCAGAGGGTTTGCGCCCGGCATTTAGTATTGAAGCCAGCGCAGATGAATACACAATAGACAAGGGCGTAATGCGCGTAAGCGCTGCTACCTTGCAGCAAGTCGCCCACGTAACTAACCCAGCATTTAAGGCCGCACTAATTACAGACGTCGCAGCTAGTGAAGAAGAAGCAAGCGACACCCCAGAAACCACCGAAGCAGCCGCCGAGGAAAACCAAAAGGATACAACAATGGAAAACGAAAACCCAGAAGTTGAAGCCGCAGAGGAAGTAGCAGCACCAGCTGTTATTCAGGCTGCCGCTCCAATTCGCACCGCACCACGTAGCCCAATCGTAGACGGAACATCTTACCTAGAACACAGCATTAAGGCTGCTATGGGTAATGACGACAGCCGCCAGTACGTACGCGCTGCAGACGAAAGCACTACCACAAATACAGGTCTAACTTTAGCCCCGCATTTACAGGAATTCATTAGCACTTCAATCGGGGGACGGCCAACTATTGACGCCATTTCCCGCGGTGCTTTGCCAGCGTCCGGAATGAGCTTTACTATCCCTAAGCTAACCCAAGCGCCTACAGTTTCAGAAGTAGCAGAAGAAGGTAACCCATTCGGTACACCTATGACTTCTACTTTTCTAACCGTGGACGTCAATAAGTACGCAGGCGCGTCTATCATTAGCTGGGAACTTATTGACCGGTCAAGTCCGGAATTTCTCAATGAGCTCCTCAGAGAGATGAATATTGCCTACGCAAAGGCTACAGACGTAGCCGTAGTTTCTGCCCTATTATCAGGTGGCACAGACGCGACAGCAGTAGCAGGTTCGGCAGACGGTTTGCAGTCTTTCATCTCGGTTGAAAGCGCCGCAGCTTACGCAGGTTCGGGCAACTTTGCACGTAACCTTGTAGCCAATACCACTAACTGGTCTGCAATTATGGGCTACCAGGACGGCGCAGACCGACCACTATACAACGCAGCCGCACCACAGAACACCCCTGGATTTACAGACGGTACTTCTTTGGTAGGCAACGTACTAGGCACAAACCTATTTGTAGACCCACACATGGGCGCAGGCGGCGACGAGGGCATGATCTTACTAGCCCCTGAAGCTGCAACTTGGTACGAAAGCCCAGTACGCCAAGTACGTGTAGACGTCATTGGCTCTGGCCAAATTGAGGTAAGCGTATACGGTTACGGCGCAATTGCCGTAAAGAAGCCTTTGGGTATCCGCGTTTACCAGCAGAGCTAAACACCCAAATAATCGTAGGGGCGGTGCTGCCCTGTGCCGCCCCTACACCCCCACCCGAAAGGATTAACCCATGGCCATTATTAGTATTAGTGAGTTAAAGGCTGTACTTGGTATTGGTAACATCTATTCGGACACAATAGTGCAACAAGTGGCAGACGCCGCTAGCGATATTATTTTAAGTTACTTAGAGTTTAACCGGTCTAACATTAACGCGGTAGAACTTACGGACAACGTAGCAACCTATTACACAGCCGAACCGCACGACTTTGTAGTAGGTTCGGCGCTCACGCTTACTAATTGCGGACACCCTTATAATGGCGCAAAAACAGTTACCGAACATAGAGCAAATTATTTCAAGGCAGCGGTTACTCACGAAGACGTAGTAGCCAAACCATTACGCCCATACGGTCAAGCCGCTTTAACTTCACAGGCGACGCTATACGACACGAACGCTAGCGTACGCGAAGCGTGTTTAGCTCTAGCCGTAGATATTTGGGAAACCCGCCAGGGAACTATGGGGCAACAAGGCGTAGATTTTGCACCAGCACCGTACCGCCTGGGGCGCTCAATGCTGCAGCGGGTAATGGGTCTACTAGGTAAAGACGTAGACACAAACAGTTTGGTAGGCTAATGGCCGACTTAGTTAGTTTACGTAACACCCTTGCAACCGCTTTAGGCGCAGCCGGGCGGGTAGTTTATGCTTTCCCCCGGGAACAAATAACACCGCCTGCATTGGTACTTGTACCAGCTAGCCCGTACTTAACACCTGTAGGTATTGGCGGGGCGGGTAACCGTGTTAACGTACGCTTTGAGCTAACCGCCATAGTAGGCGCTGCAGATAACCAAGCGGCTTTAGCCAACATAGAAACCCTAGCTTTGTCCGTTTTCGATTTATTACCAAACGGTACGGGCATTATTAACGGCTGGACACAGCCACAAATTCAAGAAGTGTCAGGACAACAAATGCTTACTAGCTCACTTACTATTGAGTTAGTAACTAACACATAACAACAACAAGAAAGGGTTAGCCCAGAATGGCAACTTATATTACAGGCAGGGATTTGACTTTATTAATTAATTCGGTCAACTACGAAGCCCAGGCGTCTACAGTTACCCTAACCGTAGAAACAAACCAGGCAGTACTTGAAGTACTAGAGCAACGCGCTTACAAAACTATTGACCAGACCGCTACCCTATCTGTAGAAATGTTTGCAGACTGGGGCGCTGCTAGCTCTATTTGTGACGCCCTTTGGGACGCCACATTAGCCGCGCCAGATACCGGACTAAGTGCAAGTTTCGACGCGAACGGCAGTACTTTTACCTGCGACGTTTTTCCTAATTACCCCCCAGTAGGCGGCGGCGCTGTAGATGTATTAACTACGAGCGTAGAGTTTGTAGTAGTCGAGGGTACAGTAGCCCGAGCATAACTAAGAGAACAGGGCGAGAAAATGAAGTATGAAGTAACTACCCAACAGGGCAGCAAGTACGAAGTAAACGACGACAGCGCGTGGCTGTGGATTGAGTTAGAACGGGAAACTGGTCTAACCATGCAACAGGCGCACGCGAAAATGGCAGAGGGGTCTTTAGATGTTATTACCAGTCTTATTTATAAAGCGGCGGTAATGGATAAAAAGACCGAACTTAAAACTCATAAAGCTTGGGTGTTACATGAGTTTGATACCTTTGACGTAGTGAGCGAAGACCCAAAAGCCACGGACGCGGAAGCGTCCAGCGGGACTTAATAGCGCTAGCCGTTAATACCGGCATACCGCTAGGGGACTTGTTCACGTGGTCACTTACAGACGTAAATACGGCCTATGAACTAATAGCGGAAAGGAACGGGCACTAATGGCAGAAAAGCAAACCATTAAGGTACGCATGGATATCACCCCAGAAATACGCGCCCTACTTAAAGCACTTAACGAAATGGACAATGAAAGCAAGAACGCGTTAAAAGAAAAAGTTAAGGGTATTGCGGCCTGGGTAGCCGAAGATATTAAACGCGCTGCAGCTACCGCGCCTATGCCTAAACAAGCTACACGGGTAGCGCAAACTACCAGGGCTAACAAAGATCGCGTACCTAGCGTTACCATTGGCGGGTCAAGGGTTAAGTTTAGTGGCGGCGCTGTGTCTGGCGACGTGCTTTACGGTTCGGAATTTGGCGCAGACCCAACAAGTATTAGCGGGAAGTTTCCTAACGGCGGGCGGCGCTTTCCATACCGTAGTCCCCAACGTGGACAAGGTAGCCAGGGTTACTGGATTTACCCGACACTACGAGCTAACCAGCCGCGCATTACTAGGGAATGGCACGAAGCCGTAGACGACGTTTTAAGCAACTGGACTAAGGGGACTATTTAATGGCTACACAAAGAACCCTTAAACTTAATTTACTTGCAGATGTAGACAAGTTTGGCAAAGGTCTAAACAAGGCAGGCGACGACGCTAAAGGTTTTAGTGGCAAGGTTTCCAAATACGGAAAAGTGGCGGCTGGGGCTTTAGCGGGTGTCGCTGCAGCTGCCGGCATTATGGCTATAAAGATCGGTATAGACGGCGTAAAGGCTGCTATCGAAGATGAAGTAAGCCAAAAGAAACTAGCGACTACTTTAAAGAATGTTACTAAGGCGACAGACAAACAAATACAAAGCGCCGAAGAATACATAACTAAACAGCAAATTTCTTACGGTATTGCCGATACTAAACTACGGCCAGCGTTAGAAATACTTGTACGCCGTACAGACGATTTAACTAAGGCGCAAGAACTTAATAACCTTGCCATAGATATATCGGCGGCGACCGGCAAAGATTTAGAAACAGTTGCAACCGCTTTAGGCAAGGCTTATGGGGGTAACCTATCTGCGCTAAAGAAGCTAGGCATACCGCTAGACGAAACTACAATAAAAACTAAAGACTTCCAGAAAGCCCAAAAAGAATTAACCGACACTTTCGGCGGTTCGGCGTATGAAAATACAAAGACCTATGAGGGACAGTTAAAAATTCTTAACGAGCGCTGGGGCGAACTTAAAGAGGGCATAGGCCAAAAGGCTATTCCAATTCTTAAGGACTTACTAGAGCAGGTTAATTTAGTATCTATTGGCTTTAGCGGCGAAGATCAAAAAAAGGGTTTAAGTAATAAAGTTAAAGCGCTTTCCAATGAGCTAGACGGCAAGTCTGGGGGCATTAAATTAGGCGAAAGTCTGGCCACACTTGCAGAAGCATTTAAGACTATGTTTAGCGCCCTATCAAGTCCTAACGGCGTTAAAAGTGCAGACGCATTGGAAAATATTGCAAACGCTATTAACAATATTGCAACTGCTATTACGAACCTTTCCGCAGCTTACAAAAAAATTAAACCGATTTTAGATAAACTTCCGTCCAACATTATAAGAAACAAAGTCTGGGATTTTTTGACCACCCCGCAAGGTAAAGCTGCCGGCGGTAGCGTTATGAAAAACCAAGCCTACCGAGTTGGCGAATTTGGCAGCGAGATTTTTGTACCGTCCGGTTCGGGTTCAATCCGTAAAGACCCAGGCGGGGGCGGCGGTAATACGTTTATCTTTAACGGCGTAATAGACGCCCAGAGCGCCCGTCAAAGTATTGAAAGGTTACTACAAACACAAAGCCGCATTAGTGGCACGATCAACTTATCTGGCGCTATGTCGTGACCGCTTTTAACCCTGAAATAAGGGTAATGACTTTACCCCCTAATACTTCACACAGCGCTACAAAAACAGAAGTTACGTCCTGGGTTGATTACAACATAAACATTTCGCGGGGTACTTACGAATACATTAACGCGCCTTACCCTGCGTCGTGTTCGCTATCGTTATTATTTAGCGAAGATTACATACCCGATATAGAGCTAGGTTCATGGGTTGAAATACAGGTAAAAGACAATTACAATGTCTGGCGGGTTCTACAAGCGGGTAACGTTAGCAACAGATCAAGCTCTTACCGTAGCCATGGAGTATTGGGTTATGTTTTAGAATGGCGTTTTACCCTTACTTCGCAAATATCCTTACTGCAAAATACTAATTACTATGTAAACCAATTTATTTTAAGCACAGCCGAGGGGCTAATCCTTTACATAGAAGAAGAAATGTATAACCTAAACTGGTCTTCGGTAAATAGAAACCTAACCTGGGCAAATTATGGGGCGCAGACTTGGGCAGAAGTAGGCACGTCTAGGCAAATAAACTTCCCCGCCTTTGTGGTAGACCCGGACAACGCCGAACAAGCTTTAGACGAAGGCCCGGCTAACGTATGGGACGACCTGGTAAAACTTACATATGGGGTTTACGGTTACATTATCGAACAGCCAGACGGAACGCTATATTTTAATTTTGGCGACACAGATTTAACTAATGAAATAGTTTTTACTGGTAATTTGTTAAGCCCCGAAATACAAGGCGGGGACAGGTACGACGTATTACGAAACATTGTAACTATTAGCAGGTTTGACACTTCATCAACTACCTATTATGAAAACGAAAGTACCGAAATTTACGGCGACAGGGCAGGCACTTTAGAAACTTATTTAACGATAGCAGCCGAAGCCAACGACATAGGGCAAAAAATACTTAATTCTATGGCGTACCCATTGTTAAGCACCCAGCAGATAAGCATGGATTTACTTAACCCTAATTTTACTAGCCCCGAACGGTATATTTTACTTGCCGCGCCGCTGGGTATTCGCTGCACGGTTGAAGCCCCAGACGCTATGGGCGGGACACAGGATTATTTGACTATTGGCTGCACTTATTCAATTACCAAAAATTCCTTTATTTTAGATTTGATACTTGCGCCTTATTCGCAGGCTTTCAATACCCCTAACTGGGAACAGATAGATTATAGTTATACCTGGACAAGCTACGGCGTGGCTTTCCCTACTCAAGAATGGCAGGATTTATAAATGGCAACAACCACCCCAAATTATGGCTGGAGCGTTCCAACCTCGACAGACCTTGTTACAAACGGTGCGAGCGCGATTGAAACACTAGGCGACGCTATAGACGCCGACGTATGGAACTTAGCAAACAGAACTATTGAAACGGATTTGACTATTCGCACATCTGGTAGAACTTCAAGCGCAACCGAAGCCACGACTGGATATTATTTGAGCACTACTCAAAGCAATTTCGTAAATGACGCAGCAACCGTTTTATCTTTAAACAGAACAACAGGCACATCAAGTGCCATAATGCAGCAATTTTACCGTAACGGCACAGCTGCCGGCACGATTAACGCCAGCACATCAGCCGCGCCTACCTTAGTTGCACCATCTGATTACCGATTAAAAGAAAACATAGAGCCATTGACAGACGCCGCAGACCGTATTAAGTCTGCCAATGTTTACACCTACAACATGATCGCTGATGAGGACAAAGAATTACGTTATGGCTTTTTAGCTCATGAGGTGGCCGATCTAATGCACGATCTAGTAATAGGTGAAAAGGACGCAGTAGACGAGGACGGCGAGCCTGTGTATCAACAAATACAAGAAACCCGTTTAATTCCTATTTTAGTAGCAGCTCTCAAAGACGCTTTAGTACGCATTGACGCTTTAGAAGCCGCGGCAAAGTAATGACTTTCCTAGTATGGCTAGCCCATAGCCCTATTGCGTCATTCTTAAAGGTATTTGGCGCTGGGGTTTTAGGCTGGGTACTTATGAACGGCGACAGCCTAGGACTTCACCCCGCGCTAGCTTTAGGTTTAGCTGCAGGTCTGCCAATTCTTATTAACTGGCTAAACCCAGAATACGATAACTACGGCAGGGCTAACCCAGATGAAGCCCGTTAAGGCAGGCAGGGTTACATTTCCCTACGGGGCTAAGTACCGTACGGGCGGTATACATAAGGGCATTGACTACGGCTGCCAGATAGGTACGCCAGTAGTCGCAGCTGTAGGCGGTAAAGTCGTCCACGCCGGGCGACACGTCTATAAAAAGGGCTGGGGCTTTGCTTTCGGTATACACGTAATAGTCGATAATGAAGCATTTACAGACGGCAGGGCGGGCTTGTGGGCGGGTTATTGTCACCTACACGGCGTAAGTGTCAAAGTAGGCCAGCGTGTCGCTAAGGGCGATCTAGTGGGCATTTCGGGCAATACAGGCCGTAGCACCGCCCCACACCTACATTTTCAGGTATTGGCCAGCCGTACTTGGAAGCCTACAAAGCACCGCAACCCGCAGAAATGGCTAGACGCATGACCCAATACATTAGTAAGAAGTCAGACGCTAAGAGCAAACCACCTACCCAGAACCTTGTTAAAGACAAGTGGCTAACGGTAGAAGCTGGGGGTATTACCAAATTAGTACCTACACAAAACAGCGAAGCGGGCGCGTTATGGGTTTGTTACCTTAACATCACTACCCCGAAACTTGCAGGGGCTACCGAACTTACCCTTAAATGGGTACGCGACGCTGCCGGTATAAATGACGCTACAGGCTATACGACAATAGCTTTGAAAAAAGGCGCTACTACTTTCGTTACTAATGTATGGGTATTTCAAGCCAAAAAAGGGCAGCCCGTAAGTCTGCAGGTTAAGGCTAATGGCAAGGCAACTATAACTACACGTGAACTTAAACTAAGTATTTCATAATGGACGCATTACTAATAGTTGCCCAGTATGCAGCTGCACTAATGACTATTGCCGGGGCGGTAGGTATGTTTGTTAAGTGGGTAGTGCTAAAGCCGCTCAAGTTATACATAGACCAGGCTACGGCTCAAATAGCCCCAAATGCTAACGGGGGACGTTCCCTAAACGACCTGGTGGACAAAGTAGACGACCTAAAGGCCATGCTTAACGGCCACATTAAAGACCACGACACGCCGAAGTAACTAACCTACTTGCGGTAAATGTAACACCATGCAACAATCCTTACACAGGGAAAGGGACTTATGGAAAAGTACCTAACAGCGCGACAAGTAGCCGACAAGCTACAAGTGAACCGGACTACTTTATGGCGCTGGGAAAAGAACGGGACACTTAAGCCGCTAAAAATTGGCGGGGTTAAGCGTTATAGTCAAGATCAGATAGACAAAAAGAACTAACTAACAAAGGAACAGGGCAAATGTTTTTTAACGGATTTACTTTATTACTAATGATTATCGCGGGCTTTGTAGGCTTTTTAGGCGGTATCAAATACGAAAATAACTATATGCGTAGCCGCTTTAACAAGTGGACTAACGGCCTAACCATTGAAGAACAAATGGAAAAGGACGGGTGGCACGTATGAGTTACGATATAAGCGACTATGTAGACGTTAAAACGCGCATAGAATTGCTGTACAAAAAGTATGAAAACGCGTCTATCCAGTTTGAGTTTAAGGGCGTAATGGACGGCAACCCTGACTTTATTTGGGGTATAGCTTACGTCTACAGAAACCCAGACGACCCGCGCCCGGCAACGGGAACGTGTAGCGAATTGGCACAAGGTAAGACAGCGTTTACCAGGGGCAGCGAATTAGCAAACCTAGAAACGTCTGCAATAGGCAGGGCTATAGGCGCGTTAGGCATTGGGCTAGGTAAGTCAATGGCCAGCAAACAAGAAGTAAACGCCGCACAAGCTAGGCAAGTAACGCCTGCAGCTGCACCGAAAGAAGTAGACCCTTGGGCGTTAATAGATGAACCAGACCTAAACGCCCCGACTTGCGTACACGGCACAATGCGCCGTAAAACAGGTATGAAAAAAAACGGTGACCCTTATTCGGGTTATGTTTGTGGCATAGGTGGCACGGACGAGAGCTGTAAAGCCAGGTGGGATAAATGAGTAACCCAGAGCATAGCGATTATTGTAACTGCACCTGCCCCCAGGGGCTTAGCTACGACAAACTAGAGCGAACCCTAAACCGGGTCAGAATGCAGCACGTTAAAACGCTTGTAAAAGGTAAAGAAGTTTGCGGCGGGTGTCATGCCTATTACCCTTGCGACACTATGCGGGCTTTAGCAGGTGAAGATAATGACGCATGAAATACGCAGTATGGAAACGCACCTAAAGAATACCTGGCAGTTTGACGCCTGGGGCTTTACCGAGGGTCTAAGCGATATTGTCACCATGACAGATGTAGACGGGCTTTACGCTTATTGGTATGAAACGTGCTGGAAGTACCTATTTATCGAGATGAAGCATTGGGACGGCACGGGCGAAATACCACACATTAACCCGCGATCAGGTCAGGCCGTAGCACTTAGACACCTGGCAACCGAAAAGAGCTTTACGGTGCTTATAGGTTACGGCGACACAGCTACCCGGACAGTACATTACGCCGAAGTCTGGAATAACGGACGCGTGCATGAGGTGGATTTCGGTAAGGCAATAGTACTTTGGCACAGTTACAACTATGTCAAGCGATAAGGACGTCCAGCGCTGCACGTGTGGCGCTTGGTACTACATAGGAAAGCCGTGCGGCTTTTGTGAGAAATGGAGAAACAGGGCATGAGCGAAAGACAAGCGCTAGAGAAGTTATACGACGTAGGTTACACCAACGCATTAACGCAGCTGCGCGTACATATCAACCAGATCATAGACAAACCAAACAGCCAGACGTTAAAGGTATTTGACTTAATAAACGTCATGCTAGAAGTAATTGAGGATAAAAAGATATGAGCGAAGAAATGTGGGACACGATCAAGGCCAAGATAGAGGGGCAACACAGGGCAGCACAGAACCTACCGGCAGCCTGTCCAGAGTGTGCAAAGATACTAACCCCAGTAGATTTCGGAAT